ATCATCCTCGGTTAAACCACCGCCTTCAACTTCTGGATTGAGCAAGTCGTCAATCTCGTCATCCGTGAACCCCATGAGCGAGAGGTCATAGTCGGCTGCTTGCAACTCAGCCAGCTCGAGCTTCAAGAGCTCTTGGTCCCAGCCTGCGTTTTCCGCAATGCGGTTGTCGGCCAAGATGTACGCCTTCTTTTGCTCAGGGGTCAGGTGAGCCAGCTCGATGACTGGCACTTCGTTCAACCCCAGCTTTCTGGCAGCCATCAATCGACCATGGCCAGCAATGACGCCCCGCTCACCGTCTGTCAGTATGGGGTTGGTCCAGCCGTATTCGGCAATGGATGCTGCGATTTGTGCGACCTGCGCATCGTTGTGCGTGCGGGCATTGCGGGCGTACGGGATGAGCGTATCGACCGCGATCATTCGAATCTCGGGTGTCATAGGGGCCTTGGGTAAAATTTCGCAAACAACAACGAAAAGCTGCAGTGCGAATCAAAGTCATAAACGGGGTCTTAGCCCGTCAGAAAAATAAAGATGGAAGCGATGCAGGCTTTGCACCACTAGTCGCAGGGACTTACGAGGTCACTGGCCCCGCCAAGGACGGCCAGCTCGAAGTCAAGAAAGATGCTGAGCACAGCGTGTTCATGCCACTCGATAAGCTCGACCACTACGTCAAGCTAGGCGACATTCAAATCATTTGAGATGGGCACTGGGTGCGTACCCGGTGCGTACTGCGTACCCCGAATTTAGGGCTGTCGGTAGCGAAATCTCGCGCCTTTGCCCCCCGCATAGGTTTATCGCCCGGAAGGACCCGTGAATTCAGGAAGTTGGGGGTAACTTGGCTTGATTGACGCCAGTCGTTGGGCGTTTTGTGCCTGAGATGGCGCATGGATTCGTGAGGTCACTCACTGTGAGTCACTTACTTTCACTCACTTAGCCACTTACGGTCACTGTGTGAGTTCACTTGACTCACAACTGCCGCGACCATAGACAGAAATGTAGCTTCAAAACGCTGAAATGTTGCAGCGTGATTTGGGCTCATAAACCGCGCATTTCCTCTCCCCCTTTAACTGCGCCGCTTACTCACTTCAAATCACGCTAGAACACTCACGACCGAATTGCGATCGGCTTTGTTGCGTTCGGTTTTGGTTTGGCGTTGAGCTTGTCGGTCACGACTTGCATGTCGCGCTTCCAACGTCTCCACGCTGTTGTGCGGTCGCACCCGAAGCGCTTACCGATCTCTCGCCAGTCGTATCGCTTGGCACGCATCCACACCAAGTGCCGCTCGTCCAACTCCAAGACTTGCACCCACTGCATGACCTCAAGCATCAGGTCCACGTCCTTGGGACTGGGTGGTGGCAATCGATAAAGCCTCTCGCGATCTGGATATGCCTCGAGTTCACTTTGCGCGACCACTGGCCAAGTGCTCACATAGCCTTGCACCGTCACTCGAGGCAGTCGCCTCGCAGTGCGTGCCGCTTCCGTGAAACGATCGGCCACAACATCAATCGTCCAAAGCTCATCCATGTTGGCCTCGCTTTGATGGGTTTGGTGGGGCCAGGTGAGCTTGCCCGTAGAGACGCTCACCAATGCTGCGAATGAGTTGCCGCTCCAAAAAGTTCAGACGCGTGTCGCTCTCAGAGATAACCAGGATGTGTTGCTCACGCCATCCTTGGCGCTTGGTGGCTTCAACATCCATGGGGTTGGCTTGCATGCGCCCAAGGGGCGATGGATAGTGCGGTTGGGGAATGTTCATTGAACACCTCCAATCGTCAAATATCCATGTGCCGATGGGAAGGCAAATGCGTCTTCTGACGCATTTGACGCAATAAAACAATCCTTCTCTTTATGCGCGTACACACATACGCGTATAGAACTACTGTTAAGTAGTGTCAGAAGCGTCAGAAGAGTGTTTTTTGAATTCCTTAGTTTCATTTTTATCTCCTAGTTATCGTTGTAGGGGTAGCCACGATTTGAAAAATTGGTGGGCTGTTTGATGTCAATACCAACAAAGCCACGTACCCCACTGGAGTTACGCCACTTGTCGAAACGTCGCGTGATGAGCGCATCAGAAAAACGGCGTTGAGAACCAGCGAATTCACCATTGACCTCAGCCCATTGCTTCCAATCCGCGAACAAGGTCGTGGTCATGGCTTTGTGGTTTGCACCCAAGTTGCAGCGTTCATCCATCCAACGTCCCATGGCGTCTTCGGATTCGAAATACTCGTCCGTTGCACTAGTCACTGAGAGAGGTTGTTTCAGGCCCTGTTGCTGCCAAAGCAAACACCCCTGAAGTGCCCAAGCCAAAATGCCATCGCGCTCAGCGAGCAACTTCTCCGTGAGCAAAGGGTCACGCTTCTCAGGTGGCACCGTGATCGTGAAAGGAATCAAGTGCATTCGACGACGCATAGCCTCATCGATGTTGCGAATGGCAGGTTTGTGGTTGCCAGCAATCAAGAGCTTGAACTGAGGTGGGTAAGTGAAGAAGTCTTGGTGCATCAGACGAGCCGTCACCAAGTCACCACCTGTGATTGCCTTGATCTTGGATTCGTTCCAGCGCCTGCCCTGCTCGGTTTCTGTAGCCGAGACAAAGCGCGCGCCACGCAATCCAGCAAGGTCTGTAGGGTGACGATCTGTGCGCGTCTCCATGAACGTGTCCATGGGAGCGTTAGCCGAGTAATCACCCAAGATCGTGGAGATAACGTTGACGAACACGGACTTGCCGTTTGCACCTGTGCCGTACAGGAAAAACAAGGCATGCGTGCTGATATCGCCCGTGAGGCAATAACCCACCACGCGCTGCAAGTACTGCTGTAACTCTTTGTCGCCACCCGTCACGTTCTCAAGGAAATCAACCCACACAGGGCTCTCACCTTTCGGGGTAGCTGTGGTGACCTTGGTCATACGGCGATCGCGCCTGTGCGGCCCCATTCCGCCTCTTTTGAGGTCAATGATTCCACCGGGCGTATTGAGCAGCCAAGGATCGGCATCCCACTCTTCAACGGTTGCACTGTGACGTGGATCGGTACGAACGATCCGCTCAATCGCAGACATGGTCCCCGAGCTGGCCAAACGGGTCTTAAGTCTTGGTGTGTCTGCCTTGTAGGACGCAGCACGACAAATTGTTCGACTCAAGTGATGCACGTAGAGTGACTTGTCGACGTTCCAACGCACACCATTCCAAACCAGCCACTTACCCCATGGTGAGCAATATCGCCAGTCCTCACCAAACTGGCGCGTGAACGCCATGGCCAAGCCATCCTCTGTGGTGTAGTCCAAACCATCCACGATGTCTGCGGCCATGCTCTCATCAGCTTGGCGCACAACAGGCATGCGGTCTCCAGCCGCAAGAAAACCTGTGACATCAAAACCTTCGATGCGCGCATCGGCCACATCCCACCCTTCAGGTTTTTCTTCTGGGGGTTGGAGGATGGCGCAGCTCAGAGCCCCTGCCAACAGGATCGCTTGTGACGCACGGTCCGCGTAGTCCCAGCCGGGCTTGTCTCGGTCAGGCCAGATGAGTACGTGCTTGCCTGCAAGTGGCGTCCAGTCCGTTTTATCCACTGGCGCATTTGCACCGTGCATGGCCGTCGTGGCGCACACGCCCAACTCAATGAGCGCTTGCGCACACTTCTCACCTTCGACCAGAACGATTCGCTCGGCGTACGAGATACCGGGTTGGTTGAACAAGGGACGTGGGTCAGGTGGAGCCATCTTGCGACGCTTCACATCCCACGGACGAAACTCTTTCTTGCCGGGTTCAGGGTCATAGCGGTAGACCACCGCAATCAATTTGCCTGATGCATCCTGGTAGTCCCACTTGGCAGTGGCGGGCCCAAGTTCATCAACTGCAGGTGTTTTGACTTTGTCTTTACTTGAGGGACGCTGCGGCAGTGAATCCACTCGCCCAAGTAAGTCCTTGGCTCGTTTGAGCACATCGGGGAAATGAGTCTGGATGTTGAGTTGGTAGTGACGTGCGATCAAATCGAAGATGTCACCACCCTCACCAGTTGCGCGGTCAGTCCACAGTCCAGCCTTAGGGCCAGAGAGAAGCAACTCCAAACTGTCACCTGGCCCGCCCATCACATCGCCCACCAAATACTTGGTGTTGCGGCGTTTACCTGCTGGCCAGATCTCAGCAATGAGTGTGCTCAGACGCTCGAGCAAGGCTTGTCGGATGTCGTCTTTTTCTCGGTTCGAATCCGGTTTAGATGCATTGGTTTTGCGAAATGCCTCTTGGGCTGGGTCGTTGAAATCAAGCATTTGCAGCCTCCCCTCCTCGAGGCTGGCGTGATGCTTCAGAGGCAAGTTGGTCCTGTGCTTCCTTTGCTTGCGCAGCCAACAGCTCACCGAGTTGCGCATGCCAAACCCGCAACTCTTTCAAGCGATAGCGCACGAGCTTGTTGATGTAGTAATGCGGGATCTGAAGCTTCTTGCGCTTGTAGGGATTTCGGAAAAAGTAAAACGGCAGATTGAATGCGACCGCCGCCTGCTCAGACGAGAGCATAGTTTCGAAGCTCGAACTGGCGTTTTGGTTTCGGGGTATTTGATTTGTCATGGCAAAAGCTCTCCCTGCTGACCGTTAGCACGGTCAGCATCAGGTTTTAAAAATTGAATAAAACGCAGCAGCTAGTGCTGCGTTTTGGTTGCGTGTCTAGCCGTAGGACTCTTGGCCAAGCATTAGCAAAGGTGGGTACTTGCTCGACTCATGCGCTTGCACCATCGCTTCGACATAGTTGGTGACAACTGCATTGATCAGAAGCAAAGCCTCCTCTTGTGAGTAAGTACTCAGCGCGCGGTCCATGCCCACTTCGTTCGCAGCCTCGCCCAAGGGTTTGAGGCAACGACGCATGGCGGCCATCTCAGCTTCGGAAGGATCAATCACATCGCCCTCCTTCACTGAGGTACGCGCATCGCCACGGTTGAGCAAACGCACACCAGCTTCGTAGAGTTTGTGAAAACACCGCTGGCATCGTTGCGAACAAAACACCCAGTCGACGGGGTAACGAGCTGCACGCCCCACCTTGAATCGAATGTCCGCATGACCGAAGCCTCTGGCCTGCCGTGCACACACCCAACACTTCATGACTGCGCGTTTGTTCACCATTTGTCAGGGCTTTATTTACTGTGTCCATGAATTCACTGCGCCCATGAGGGCCGTCCCTGCGTGCTGGGCACGCGCGTTTGGGTGGAGTACCCAGTAGGTGGGTAGTTCGATGGAGGCAAGTTAGCAGGCGGCACGTGTGACACGGGGACAGCCGCTGCGGGTGCACCACCATTTGGTCCACCATGCCCTGCTGCTTGTGCCTTGGCCAAGATCAGATCGGCATAGTCTTTGTGGTCAGGCTCAATCACCATGCGGATGATGTTGCGCAATTCACCCTTGCCGTCTTTTTCGACACCGATGCGTGCGGGAAACTCCACACCATCGAGGTCTGCAAAACCTCGAATTTGTCGTACCTGCGCGGCCTCTGGTGAGTTGTCATCCGGGTGGATGTTGCGTGAGCTGTTGAGCACCGCCTTGATAAAGCTGCGCCCCATTTGCCCCCAAGTGGGTCCCTTGTTGGAGTGCAAGCCCACATTGCTCCAGATCTTGCGTTTGGCAAACTGGCCGTGCAGCACAACAAACTCGCATGACAGGAAGACCGCTCCAGTTTCATGTGAAGCAGTTGCGTAGCCTCCCGTCCATCCGCGCTCGGGTTCATCGTAGCCACCAGGTTTGATGGTCATGCGCACCACGGCTTGGGTGCCTTTGGGAATCAGATCAAAGCCACTTTGCTGGGCTTCGGCGTCGTTGAAATCGTTCCAGCTGCTGGGAGCGCCATGGGTGTGTTGTTCTGGGTACATGTGTAAATCCAATGAATGTATGTATGAGGGAGGGTGATTCAGAGCTGGACTTCGCCGACCCAACGAATCTTGAATTGGGGCTCGGTGACAAGCTCTTGGCGCGCGGGCTGGAAAGCAGCACGAAGCAGTGGATGCCACTTGGCATAGTCCTCTTCAGACACTGACAAGTGAACTTCCATGAAGTCCTGCACACGATCTCCGGCCGCGACCATGCGGTCGGCGATTTGGGTGAGGTGCTCTTGGTCCCAGACGATCTCTTTAGACTGCGAGACATCAATCTGCAAGTCCCCATCGTCAATGCGGAAACGCGCTGACTCCTCTTCACTAAAGCTATTGGCTTGTCGGATTTGCTCGTCGTAGCGCTGTTCAAGGCCACGGTTGATACGCCCACGCATCTGGATAGTCCAGTCATGGAGTTCTTGCACCGCATGGCTGAACTGAGCCAGTTGGTCTTTGGGGAGTCGGCTGATTTGGTTGGCCGAGAGATCAGGCAATGCAGCCTGGTGGAGTTGGAGGTGATTCATCTTCGGCTCCTTAGCTTGCGACACGTTGGGAAGTTGAGATGTGCTGAACGAAGTTCTCGTACGCCTCAATCGCATTGATCGTGTAGGTCACGCGCTTGCCAAGCTTCAGGTAGTGGGGCCCACGACCTTCGGTTCGCCAGCGTTGCAGGGTTTTGGGGCTCATGCCCCAACGGGAGGCCAGATCGGCTTCGGTGAAAACCATTCGCTCGGCTGGCATAGCTTCTTGGCCGGGGATGCCAAGAGGTGAAGTGCGCCCGGTTCGGGCAGGTGTTGCAGACCGCATATTTACTCCTTTGATTCAGTAGAGGGACAACGGCTCTATTTCAGGAAATCAATGGAGAACTGATAAGGAACTGATTGGTGAACTTGTGCGAAAACTTCAGTTCGCCAATCCCCTACTCACTCATCCGCCCATCAGCAAAAGTGGCATTTAATCAATCAAAAAGAATCGCTTAGGTCTTATAATGAATCTAATCTGCTTCTTAAATATAAATTTCTTGCAATATGTCGATTTTTACGCATAATTGCTCTTATAAGATTGTTATTACAAATTTAAGAATCTTTAGAGAGCACTTAAAAATGAAAACTCCATCGCCTATTCCACTACCAGTCACCCGCAGCCTTCATCGGCTAGGGCTGGGCGTATCACTAGCTCGTCGTCGTCGTCATTTAAGTCAACAAGACTTGGCAGAGCGCATTGGCACATCCGTAATCACGATTCGCCGAATGGAAGCTGGCCATCCAGGCATCGCATTGCAATATTTCGTTAGAGCTTTGCAAGTCTTTGGTGAGCTTGAAAAGCTCAATCAATTACTGGACACATCCCAAGACAGCATCGGCCTAACACTCATGGACGAAAAACTACCGCGCCGCATTCGTAAATCGAAAAGCAACACAGAAACAGGAGCGTTTTGATGGCCAGCACACCAACTTTTAAAGCGACAGCCATCAGAACGGCACTTGAAGTTTGTCTGGGCAAATTTGAAAAGCCCGTTGGTAAATTAATCTATGTAAAAGATGGTCCTCGCGAGTTTTCTCAATTTGCCTACAACGAAGAGTGGCTCACAGACCCTACGAACATTGACGTTTCCCCTGACTTAAATCGTCAATCTGGGTATCAGCTACGCAAGCCTCCAACAAAAAACGATTCTTGTTTTTTCCTTGCACTAGCCGATACGGAACCAGATGCGTGGGGGCGGCGTGTAATCGCAAGAGCTCACGCAAAAGCTCGCGCAAAGGATGCCTCGCTGGGGCCTCTGACTGAAATCGACTATCTGGCCGCAGTAGACGATTTCAGCCGAATTGGGGCACTTCGGTTGCGAGACGATAAGGGGCAGTATTTACGCAGTACGCCTCAAGGCGAACGCACAACGCCAGCCTTAATCGAACTTGAAAAAATACTCAACGCATCTCGTGCAGTAGAGCTGAGCCAAGAGACAGTCGAAGATCTGAAATATCTGCAAGGCAAGGGGACCTCACTTGGGGGCATGCGCCCCAAGTGCACCGTGTTGGATACAGACGGTGCGCTGGCTTTGGGAAAGTTCCCCAGTGTGAGCGATGAGCGTAGCGTTACCAAAGGTGAAGTGCTTGCCCTTCAGTTAGCAAGTCATGCACAAATTGACAGCGCCAAAGCTAGGATTATTTCGGTTCAAGGCGCACCCGTAGCAATCATTCGTCGCTTTGATCGAACACCTGAACAGGCTCGAATTCCATACATATCAGGCGCGACTCTATTGCAAGCCAATCGCGACGATGAACATTCGTACACTGAAATCATTGATGTCATGCGCTCTAAGTGCAAGAACTTTGCCGATGACGCAAAGCAGTTGTGGCGTCGACTCCTGTTTAATCACCTCATTGCAAACGTTGATGACCATTTACAAAACATTGGCTTCTTGCACGTTGGAAACAACCAATGGAAACTCGCCCCCGCCTTTGATGTAAACCCGTTCCCTGACAAAGAACGGGAATCCAAGACGTGGCTAAGCGAGGATACAGGCCCTATCACATCGGTTCGTCAACTCGTAGAACAAGCACCACGATTCGAGCTGTCGCCTCAAGAAACCAAGGACGTTATAGCCAAGGTTGTTCAGGCGGTGATGCAATGGAAGGAAGTGGCAACGTCGGGAGACGTTGGCATGCAGCAAGAAGAACTCGCAGCATTCAAACCAGCCTTTGAAAGCGCTGCATTAGAAGATGCGAAGAAATTTTCTAGGTGACGTTAAGTTAACGTTGCCAGTTGGTAAAACTACATCACGGATAAATGCTCCAGAGCATTTATCGGTCAACACTTAAAAGGAGATGTCACTAAACATCTCAAGCTCGACTAAAAGTAGAGCTGCAATTGAAATCGTGATTCCATTGCATACATGCATGTACCTACTGTACGCAATGTCCTTCTCTGAACCTGTACCGCCGCTACGGAACTTAATCAGATCTCCCTCGCGCCAAATTGAAGCATGATGAGAGCCATTACGCAGTGCACTATTCTCAAACTGCGCGAAAGCTGACAAAGGTTGGACATTTATGAATGGGTTAGATTTCTTCGATTTTTCAACGTCGTTAATGTACTTAGCCAATGTCATCGACATAAATTGATCGAAAGACCTACCCGCTGCAATATTGTTCAAACACGCCAATGTGGTGTAACTTGACGTTAAAGTTTCATATGCCTGTCCATAGTAGAGCTTTATTTCGTCGAAACGTTTGGAGCCAACAATCAGATCATCGACATCGTCACTCCCTACGCGCACCTGTGTTAAGACCTGTCGGAACTGATCGAATAGCCGAAAGTAATCGCCGAAAGTAGAAAGATATCGTTCTAAGGCTTGAGCTTGAATGTCGCTTCGATAGTAAGCCTTGAACTTCATAGCCTCAATTGGATGAGCTTGCATCACATTACGTACAAAAATTCGCAATGGTGAACGAAGGCCGCCTATTGCCGGATAAAAAATGTCATCGAAGAATGATGCTATGCATTTGAATGCCGTTGAGCACGTAAATTCTGGCATGTGTCTTTTACGCACAGCTTCATAGGCACCAATTTGTTTTTGGAGAACGTTGCCTGGATCGTTTTTTAATGCAAGAACTAATACGCTTCTAACGATAGACCAAACTTGCTGTGTATTAGGAATTTCAAATTGAGTTGCGAAGTCATTAATTCTTCTGTTGGAAACTCGCATCTTGCCTTCTGTTAGTTCAATGTGCTGCATTGATGCGAAAGCAAACTGCGATCGATAATCTTCCTGCTTGAATGCAAAAGCCGGATGAAGATTGACAAACAAATCTACACCGTCATCCATAGGAATAATTTCAGCATTCTCTCTGGGCTCAACCCACGCCTGTCCAGGTTTACCTGTTCTAAGGTCCACTGAAATTGGTGTGTGACAGTTGGGACAATCGAAAGTATGCGTCCAAACTTCTTCAATTCCAACGCCTATGCGGAGAACAAATTTGCAATCACAAACTTTACATTTCGCGTATTCTCTGGCAACGGCCATTGCAACTCCCAATTTTTTCCACTGTACCAGCTTGGATACCTATATCTTCCGTCGGGCTCTGTCTTTGATTTCAAATCAGTAGTTAACTATCGTCGTTCGCTTCCGGCCTCAACCAACAGTCAGCCTTAGCAGAGTAGAAATCTTGATATTAGATTAGATGGTGACGGAAAAATATGTAGCCTGATCTAAAGCGAATGTTATTAGTGCAAAGAATACAACCCCAATCGACGGTTTCGTACAACAAGTGTCTCATAAGCATGCATTGGCCCCTCGTACATCGGATCGCCCTTGTTAGCAGTCTTGACCTTGAACACATCAATCAGCTTGTCACTCGACAAATGCGCTTTACTCATGATCGTCTCAGCTGATTGCGGTTCCCCTCGGTACCACCAGAGCACCGCGAAAACTGCCGCCTGTGCAGCAGTCAAACGAACAGGATTACTTGACCACTCTGGCAAATGAACCCATTCAAAGGTTTCAGAGAACGGTCCATGCACAGCATCTGACTTGGGCTCAACCGGAAGATCGAGTTCATCACTCTCCTCGCCCACGAGTCGCAGACCATTGCCATGAATTGCAAAGCGCTCTTCAAGGTGCCACCAAGTCGCTGTGCCAGACAGTGGGTCAGATGAAGTGCGACCGAGTGGCTTTGGCGTGATCACCCAACTGTCAGGGCGAGGTGTTTTACCGTGAAACAGATGCAATGCATTGACCACAACGAGCTCAATACGTTGGGCTAGCAAAACTGCTCGTTTCTTGTAGACCCCGATCTGCCAGACCCCATCGTGCAGTTTTTCGATAGAAATGTGCGCTGGGATGTTCAATGCAGCTCTGATTTTTCTGATCATCCATTCGGTATCGATCGCCCAATTACGTTGTTCGGACAGATCCACCTTGTAAGGGCCGCAGTCAGGGCACTGCACATGCATCTCACCATCGCATCGAAACACAGGGCCTCGGTGCAAACCACAAAACGAGCAATTCGCGTAACGTGAATCAAATGGCCCAGGCACAACCGCTTTGAGCTCACTCAGAATCTTGAGCCCCATTACCTGTGCTTTGGGGATCGAGCGCTCGTAGGAATACCCACCACGGGTCAGGAGCAACGATGCCAAAGCCATCGCTTTTTTATTCGCAGGCATTGGAACTCCTTCACTCGAACAAGCTCATTGGCTGACCACTCACCGACGTCCCCGCTGCCCCCTCTTCATTGAAATTCAATGCCTGCTTAGGCTCAAGAATTTCGAGATGCACAAGGTAGCCCTCGAGCTGTGTACGCAACTTCTCATCGAACTTGTGCAAATTCAAGCGCCCCTTGCTGGTCACCTCCACACTCACGAGTGGGCAACGTGACTTTCCCTGTGCTGGGGCCATGAACAGATTCAGCGTCGCCGCGTGAATTTCCCAGCCACGGCTGAGTGGGTTTTCATTTTGGAAATACGCTCCAATCAAATCCGTCACGCATTGGCGGTCCGTCGAGCCACTGGCTGTGCATTCAATTTTCAGGCGTTCACAGGGGCTGAGCAAATGCAAGCTCTTGACTTGCAGACCCACAAAACCATCCTCGAATGCCTGTGGAATTTGCATCCCCAAGCGCAACTTTGAGAGATCCAGAACAGGACGTTTAATCCGCTGTGCCTCTGCACTGACGCCCAACATGTGCGTTGCAAACGCCTCACACAGCATGGCGTGATATTTCGCTCCACCTCGGATGATGGTTCGTGCAACGCCTGTGATCTGCGAATACTCCAGCACCATATGAATGTTTGGACTGCCCACGCGCCGTTGTAACTGTGTGCCCTCAAATTCCAAACGCGCAGTCGCGAGGTCTTTGGCGTGAATCGTAACCAACTGCGTTCCTTGCGAACGGTCCAACACATTGACCACGCACACTTCGCCACAGCCCAGCTCACGTTGGTAGAAAACTTTGATGGCATCACAGAAGTTCGCGATTGATCTTTCATCACGATTGACTTCACGACGCAGTCCTAAGTCATGTTGTTGAGCTTGTTGGCTGTGTTGATCCAGATACTCAATCTCAGCGGCAGCCTCGAACAACGACGGGTGATTGACATAGAGCCAGAAGGAGCGGTGCAAATCGTTCTTGCAGGCAATGAGTCCCACCAGTTCATTCGGTTTGTCATGGGTTGCCTGAAACATGGCCTGCTTGCCCAGCGGATGTGCCAACGTAGAACTGGCATGCAGGCCTGCAATGATGCGATCGCGCTTGATCGTGTTTTGGTAGTTCTGAATGAACTTGACCAGTGCGCGAGATGTGTTGATGTTGTCCTGCCAATTCCACCCCTCAGGCAGGGGCAGGTCATGACGAACCATGAATGATTTGAGCGTCTCATCGACGGGCAGACTGAGCAGGATGTCTGCATAAGTTTGGGGCTTGCTCACGTTGTCTCCTTCTTCTTTTTATTTGGGAAATTGACCCCAATCGGCCCCCTTCTCAGGAGTGCCAATTTCGGTCTAAATTGTGGTTTTGCTGGATAAATATACAGTATTTGAAAAATCTGTCAAAACCACCTTGGCAAGCCCCGAAATTGCGACCAGTTCGAGCTCATAGGCCCTGTTTACGGGCCTTTCAGGCCCATTGTTCCTCCTATCCCCGTTACCTAGAGTTACGCGTTAAGGGGGGCAGACCTACGATTTCAGGCCAGTTTTGACAAGAACCAACCTAGCCATGAAATCACCACAACTTCCTGCCCTAGTCATCGTTTATCGGCCCCGCTCGAACGGTCAGCCGCAAAAGAGCCAACACCTCTCTTTGGACAAGGTCACGGAGCTCATCGCGCACGCTGCGGTCATGACCAAAGACGATCTAGTCGAAGCCTCGAAGAGTCAGATATATGTCACTGATAGAGACGAGTTTGTGGACTTATCTGCCCACCAGAGCGTCAATACGAACCCCTCAACAAATACAGGAGTTCGCTCGTGACTGATGACATCGCAACAGAAGATGCATTGCCTATGACCAACATGGTGGGCAATCAACTGCACTTACTCTCAAGACTGCCCATGCCAGAGTTTTGGAAGCTCTGGGACAAACACTTCAAAGACCGCCCCAAACATCCCCATCGCAAGCAACTGGAATCACGCCTGGCGTATCGGCTTCAGGAAATCGCCGATGGCAATCTAGATCCGAAGACCCGCAACCTGCTCGAAGACATCGGTGAACGACTCTCCAAGATCAAAACCAGCAAGCACCTCACAACCACCCTATTGCCGGGCACCGTTTTGATTCGGGAGTTTGACGGCAAGGATTACCACGTCACCGTGGCCATGGATGGTCGTTTTGAATTCGATGGCCACAAATTCAAATCGCTGTCCGCGATTGCAAAACAAATCACAGGCACCCAATGGTCAGGGCCCCTCTTTTTCGGCTTAAAACAAGGTAAATACAAATGAACACCATCACACGCAAACGCTGCGCGGTCTATTGCCGCGTCTCTTCCGACGAACGACTGGACCAATCATTCAACTCCATCGATGCCCAACGTGAGGCAGGCATTGCCTATGTGGCCAGCCAGAAAACCGAAGGCTGGGAGCTGGTGCCAGACTTTTACGAAGACCCGGGGTTTTCTGGGGGCAACATGGAACGTCCTGGTTTGAAGCGCCTGCTCAAAGACATTCAAGCCGGAAAAATTGACATCGTGGTTGTCTACAAGATTGACAGACTCTCCCGCTCACTGGCCGACTTTGCCAAGATGGTCGAAGTGTTTGACAACCACATGGTGAGTTTTAGCTCGGTCACCCAACAGATCAATTCGGCCACCTCCATGGGACGTCTGATGCTCAACGTCTTGCTGTCATTTGCACAGTTTGAACGTGAGGTCACGGGTGAGCGCATCCGAGACAAGATTGCCGCCTCCAAGCGCAAAGGCATGTGGATGGGAGGTTCTGTCCCCCTTGGCTATCGTGTTGAAAACCGAGCGCTGCAAATTGACCCCCAAGAAGCTGAGCTGGTAAAGCGCATCTTTGAGCAATTCATTGCCGAGCAATCCACCACCAAGATCGTCAAAGAACTCAACGAACAGGGTATTCAGACCAAGCGCAAAAAAGCTTTTTGCAAGCAGAGCATTTACAAGATTCTGCACAACCGCACCTACATCGGTGAAATCTCGCACAAGGGAGAAAGCTTCCCCGCTCAGCACGAGGGATTGATTGACCCAATCACATGGGAACGAACCCATGCCATCTTGTCGCAGGACGACCGCCAGCGCTGCAAGAACACATGGGAGAAGAAAAACCGCAACGACTTCCTGCTCAGAGGCATTGCGTACACCCAAGAGGGTGACTTGCTGATCCCAATGGCAACCAAGAAGCCCAACGGCAAGGTTTACCGCTACTACGTCATTAACAAAAAAATGCACAAGGGTGCTGAGGCTGCTCAGTCGTGGAACTACCAGGCTGCCATGCTTGAAGACGCAGTGTCAGAAAAACTGCTGGAATACCTGCGCAGCGAGCGCATGGTGGACAAGTACTGGTCCGAAATCCAGAAGATCAATCCGAGCATGAATGAACCTCAGGCGGTGGTTTTGATCTTGCGCCACACGGCCAGCATCTGGGATCAGTTCTTCACTAAGATGAAAACCGAGATTATCCATGCGCTGATCAAACGGGTGATCGTCAAACCGAATGGGGTCGAGGTTCAGATGCGATTCGAGGGGTTGGGTGCGGTTGTCAAAGCCATGCAATCACAAGTCCCGCAGGCCGAACTTGTCTAA